GCCACGACGAAGGTGCCGCCCGAGCCGAAGGCACCCATCAGGGTGTTCAGCTTGTCGAGACCGTCCTTGGCCTTCGACGCCGTGTAGATCGCGGCGAACACCCCGGCCGCGGCGAGCAGCACCGGGACCGGAACGCGGGACAGCACGTCGAACGCCCACGCGAAGGCGTCGAACACCGCGACCGCGATGTCCTTCAGAATGGGGGCCAGCTTCTCCGCGATCCGCGAAAAGGAATCCGCGATCCCGGGCAGCTTCGGCGAGATCTCCCGAATGGTATCGGTTATCCCCTTCCAAATTGCGGAAAGGCCAGGTTCCAGCCGATCGACGAAATCGCGCACATTCTTGAAGAAGCCGGTCAGCAGGTCGTTCCCCTCGGGCGACCTCAGGAACCCCTTCACCGAGCCGGTCAGATCACGCAAGGTCTGCAGGAACCCGACACCGTTCTTGTCGGCCGCCTCGAACACCGTGAAGAAGATCGACCCGACGTTCTTCAGGGTGTCCCACAGGGCGTGCAGGTTGTCGAGCGCCGTCCGGATCCACCCCGACAGGCGGCCGTCGTCGCGGGCCGCGTGGAAGAAGTCCGCCGCCCGATCCGCGGACCGCTTGAACCCGTCCGCTATCCCCGGCAGGAATTCCGACCCGACCACGAAAAGATCGGTGAAGATCCGCGTGATCGGGAGCAGCGCCGACGAGAAGGTCCGCAGCGAATCCTTGATCTTGTCGAACGCGCCGCCCAGATCCCTGGCGGTCTTGTCCTGCAACAGGAACTGCGACGACTCCTGGAACGCGTCGTTGAATCCGTCCGCGATCCCGGACAGCATCGACCGCAGCCGCGGCAGGTAGGTGCCGGCGAGCTCCCGGACCCGGTCCCCGACCCCGTCGAGGAGCCGGTCCTGGACGTCGAACTTCAGCCCGTCCCACGCCGGCTGCAGCCCGCGGATCTCGTCGACGAACCGGCGCGCGTTCGGGGACAGCTTCGCCATCGCCGTCGCGACCTTCAGCGCGCTGCTGGTCGCCTCGTCACCGGCCGAGCGGCTAGCCTCCCGCACCTGCTCCTGCGCCCGGGCCACCGCGCGGGCGCTGTCGGCGTTCGCCTCGTCAGCGGCGCGGCGGGTCCTCGCAAGCTGGACCCCGGCCTGCCGTGCAGCGTCATCCGCCTCAGCCTGCGCGCGCTTCGCCGCGACCACCTTGTCGGAGCCCTCGACCCCGACCTTGTCCGCGTGCTCGGCCTCGGCCGCCAGGTCCTTGTAGCGGTCCTTCGCCTCGTCGAGAGACTGCGCGGCCTGGTCGACACCGAGCTTCGCCTCCCGCAGATCCAGCCCCGTCGCGCCCTCCCGGACGGCCTTCGCCAGCCGCTCCTGGGCACGCTCCAGCCCGATCTGCGCGGCCGTCTCGGACAGCGCCGCACCCGACAGCGAGCGGCGGAGGTCCTCGATGTCCTCGACCGCCTCCTCGCGGGACCGGTTCAGCGCGTCCTGGCTGTCCTTCGCCCGGGCCTGCGCCGCCGTGTAGGCGCGCTCGCTGTCGGCGACCTGCTCGCGGCCGCGGACCGCGGTGCGGTCGGCCTGGCGCTGCGCGTCCTCCACCCCGGCGATGGCCGTGGCCACGGACCGGTTCGCGGTCTCCCGCTTCTTCCCGTTCGCCACGGCATCGGACGCGCTCGCGTCGTCCTGCGCCGAGAGCGCGGTGAACGCGTCCTCGAGCCCCCCGATCCCGAGCTTCACCGCGCCGAACGCTGCAGCCCCGGCGCCCAGCGCGGCCGGGATCAGCGCCGCCGCCCCCGCCGTGGAGATCAGCGCCGCGCCGAGCCCGCTGATCGCGCCCGCCGACGCGGCGAGCAGCGACACCGCCGACGCAGCCGCGGTCAGCGACGCACCGAGGCGCAAGGCCCCACCCGCAGCCCGTTCCATCGCGTCGGTGTCGACCCGGACCTTCACGTCCCTGTCCCCGAGCGTGGCCAGCTGCAGCCGCATCCTGGCCAGCTGCGCCTCCGCCGCGGCGATGTCGAGATCGACCTTCGGGTCGGCCTTCTGCGCGGCCAGGACCCGGAGCTGCTCCTCGATCTGCGCGATCCCCGCCCGCGCCGCGGAGATGTCCGCGTCGACCTTCGGTGTCGAGTCGAGCTGCTCCAGCTCGTGCAGCTTCGCCCGCATCTGATCCAGCCGGGCGGTCGCCGCGGCGATGTCCAGGTCGACCTTCGGGGACACCTTCTGCTCGCGCAGCGCGTCGAGCCGGGCCTGGGCCTGGTCGATCTGGCTGTTCAGCACCGCGGCGTCCGCGCCGAGCTTCGGGTCGACCTTCCGCCGGCCGAACAGGTCGAGCACGCGGTTCGAGCGGTCCAGCACGCCGGTGAGGGCGCCGCTGTCCGCGCCGAGCCGGGCGGCGGCGTCCCTCGATCCGAACAGGTCCAGACGCTTGTCCGCGCGCGAGAGGTCTCGATCGAATCTGGAGGTGGCGACCCCGGCGGAGGCCTCGACGCGGCGGGCCGCGAACTTGTCGAGCTTCGCGTGGACCTTGTCCAGGTCAGCGGTCAGCTTCGTCGAGTCGAGCCCGATCGGGATGTCCGCGCCGACCCCGGACAGCTCCTCCTTCAGCTTCTTCTTGACCTCGGTGTGGAACCCGCGCAGCGAGGGGTTGACCTGCAACCACGCGGTACCGACCTCACCGTCACCGGCCACGGGTCACCTCCTCGCTGCGCTGTTCAGTTCTGGCCGTGCTCGTGCGGCAGGAGCTGCGCGAACATCACTTCGATCTTCTGGATGGAGCGGCGCCGCTCGACGCGGTCACGGGCGAGCTCCGGGCGGGCCAGCGGACGCACCGGCGGTCCCTTGCCGCCCTTCACCTGGCCGGCGACGGTGCGGGAGTGGATGGCCTGCAGCCACTCGACGGCCTGGACGAGCAGGGCCCGCTCCGGGGTCCAGCCGGCCAGGGTGAGCGCCGAGGCCGGACCGTCCGGTAGGCGGGCGAGCCGGGCGGCGAGCTCGTCGTCATCGGCCAGCGCCGCCTTGTACTGCGAGTGCTGGGGCAGCTGCTCGACGAGGCGGAGCAGCTTCGGCCACGGGTGGATCCCACGGAAGAAATCCAGCAGGTCCAGGCCGAGGTGGGCGTGCAGGTCGTACTCGATGGGTCCGCCGTAGCGCTCGATGAGCGCGACGACGGGCCTCAGTTTCCCGAGGTGTCGACCTTGAAGTGGTCCAAGATGTCGCTGATCAGGAGGTCGAGCCCGGAGGGGTGCTTGTCCTTCATGAGCTCGTAGATCTCGGGCCACTTGTCGCCGCAGATGATCCGGCAGCGGGCCCGCATCGTCGTCACCTCGTCGAGCTGCAGGGTCTTCTCGGCATCGGGCGGGCCAACCACGATCTGGTAGGCCTTCTTGTCGCCGCTGGCGGGCACGTTCAGCTTGAACGGCCCTCCCGCGGCCTCGACGACGTACTTGCTGAAGTCGTACTCACTCATGGGGTTCTGCTCCGGGTGGTCGCAGGTACGGGGGCTGGGGGCTACTTCTTCGGCGCGGGCGCGGATGCCACGGTGGGATCGGCCGGCGCGACCTCTTCGATCGTCTTGCCGCCCTTCGGCTTGTAGCTCAGTCCGTAGATCAGCTGGTTGATGCGGGTCGGGTCGGCCGTGGTGACCTCGTGGGTGCCGTCGGGGCTGACGAGGGTCACGTCGCTGCTGGCCATGCGGATACCTCCGGTGTGCAGGTCGGGTGGCTGTTCGACGGACGAGCACGCGAGCTGGGTGTGGGACGGCGGGGGCCAACCACCCGGAGAAACCCCCACCGCCCCACGCTCGAGGGGCACCCGCGGGTCAGGCGGCGGCGGGGAAGCCCATGGCGACCAGGCGGGACTTCCAGCCCGGGCCGCCGAAGATGTGCCGCACCGAGTAGCCGAGCGTCGAGTCCTTCTTCGCCGTCAGCGTCATCGGGTACGTGATCTCGTTCTGGTCCGACCAGACCTGATCCCCGGGCTCGGACACCATGGCCCGCGGCAGGATCTTCGCGATGTAGATCGTGTCGGAACCCTCGCCGTCCTGGGCGACCGCCATGACCCGGTAGTAGCGGGTCACCGGGCGGGGCGGGTTGTTGAACGCCACCTCACCGGTGACCGCGGTCGGGGTGAGCGCGGTCAGATCGACGTTGTTGAACAGCTCCAACGTCCGCTTGTTGGTCTCCTGCGCCGTGAACGCCAGCGAGCTGATGTCGGAGTTGATGTCGGTGCGGGTCGGCTCCAGCTCGCCGTGCGAGGTGGTGTCGGTCGACTCGACCGCACGCGACCACGTGTAGGCGTCGTCCTTGGTGACCATGCCGAGGCCCTTCCAGTCCGTCGGCAGAGCCGTCAGGTCGGCGGAGGCGCCGCTGGTCAGGGCGGCGGGGATGGCGGTGGCGATCGGCGCGATGCACAGCGCCGCGTCGAGGGCCTTGCGGATCAGGTCGTTCTTGGCCTGCTTGAGCGCGGACAGGTCGGCCACGGTCAGCTCCTTCGCGATGAGTGCTCGGCGAGGAGACCCCGGCTAGCACGCTCGGGGCCTTCGTCAGGACAGGTGGATCAGGGGGCGGGCCGGCGCAGGATCAGCCGGTACGTCGCGACCTTCCGTCGCAGCTCCGGGTTGTCCGGGGCCAGCTCGACGGGCGGGGCGAGGGTGCTCACCGAGTCGATGAGCACGCCGCGCGGGTGCGCGAGGCGCAGCGCCGCGGCGGCGGGGGACGTGTCGTCCTGGTAGGGCACCGTGCGGTGCGCGGCGGCCAGCATGAGCTGCTGCGCCTGGGCGGCCATCGCCTTCGCGTCGGGGTAGCTCAGGCCGTAGTACGCGACGAAGACGAGCGGGCGGTCGCTGACGCCGTCGTCGGCGCCACCGACCCGGTTGACCTCGACGAACCGTCCGTCGAGCTTCGGCGGGGAGACCGTGCCGGTCAGCGCGCCGAGCGGGGTGTGGATGGCCATGACGACGTCCTCGACGTCAGCGAACGCCGGGAGGAGCTCAGCCACCGTCGTCGCCGAGCTGGATGCGCTGTTCGATCTCGGCCCACTGCCGCTGCGTGAGCACCAGCTCCGGGCGACGCATCGCCGCCTCGGGGTCGTGCGGCACGAGCACCGTCATCAGCCTGCTCACGGCGGGGGGCAGCCGGCCGCCATCGTCGTACGCCATCAGCCGGTCCGCCCCTCGACGACGTCGATGACCGAGGTGAGCACGGCGTGCGGCTTCCCGCCGCGCTTCGTCCCGAACTCCACCGCCAGCGCCTTCCGCGAGGTGTTGATCAGGCGGGCACCCGTGCGGCCGTCCCAGCCCCGATGCGGCTCCACCTCGAACGAGCGCGAGTACTCCCCCGAGTCGACCGGCGACCGTGCGATCGCCGCCGCCCGGCCCCGCTCCGCGGCAGCCAGGCACATCGGCTCGAACGTGTCCCCGCGCAGCAGAGCGCGCATCCCGCGCGCGTTGCGCTGGTACCGGTGCAGCGTCATCAGCCCGTCACCCTCTCCACGCTCAGCCGGCCGCCGGCCTCAACCCCGTCGAACGGGGACCGCCACACCTCGCCGTCACCGACGACATGCCAGCGCGAGCCGTCCGCCCGCACAAGCACATCGACCGGGTCGAACCGGACCCCCACGGGCACGAACACGTCCATCCCGGTCGCCACCGTGTTCGGGCTGCTCGCCGCGCCGCCGGTGGCCGTGCGGCCCTCGTACGACGACTTCGGCGCGAACACCAGCCCGCACACCTGCCGGCGCGCCGGCGGGAGCGGGTCTCCGTAGCGGTCGACACCCGCGGGGGTCTCGACCGTGACGGTCTCCCCCAGCAGGTCCCAGCCGATCACGGGACCCTCCACGCCGGCAGCGCCAGACGAACCGACCGCGCGCCCGGCCGTGGCGGCGGGCGCAGCGCGTCGAGGTCCTCGTCAGCGAACCGGAACCGTGTCCCCGCGGGGGCCGTGGCGGCCGGGCGGGTCACGGAGGTCGAGTAGGGGCCGACGGTCTGAGACTGCTGCGTGAAGCCGTCCGGGTTCCGGACGACCTCGAGCACCGCGGCGGCGACGATGCGCTGCACGCGGGTGGCGGGGACTTCGCCGGCCGTGACCCGTGCGGGCAGGTCGGCGACCTTCAGGGTGAGCTGATCCTCGGCGTCGTCGATGAGCGAGGAGATCCAGCCGTGGCGGCTGGTCGGGATGGGCTTGTCGTAGCGCCGGACGACGTCGCTGACCTGCGCCCACATGCCCATGCCTCGCCCCTCGTCAGCTAGTGCGGCGCTTGCGGGCGGTGGCGGACTCGGGGTCCTCGGCCGGGGTGCCCTCGGAGCCCGTGCCGGCCTCCGCGGTGTCGTCCTGCCACGCGGCCGGGTTCGTGATCTTCGCGGCAGCCCACGCGGGGACCTCGCTGGCCGGCCCGAAGGCGTGGACCTGGCCCTCGTCGTCGGCGACGTGGACGTAGCTGCTCAGGCGCTTGGCCATCAGGAGATCCCCACATTCGCGACGAGGCTGGCGTTCGGGTTGGCCATGATCGGGATGCCGATGGCCGATGCGATCGTGATCGCGTGCACCGGGGTCTTGGTCTCCTTGAAGGCCGCGACCACGATGCCGGGCAGCTCGCCGTCCTGGATGCCGTACTGCGGCTCCTGCGCCTCCGCGGTGGTGCCCCAGAACGTCTCCCCGACCGGACCCCCGTCGATGGAGCCGACCTCGGCAGGGGCCGGCAGGAACAGCAGGCGCCCCTCCTGGAGGATCCGGCGCTCGGTTCCCTTCCACTTGACCTTCGCGTCGTAAGTCTGGATCGGGGGCAGGTCGTTGTCCTCGAACCAGGCGTCGACGTCGGAGCGGCGCAGGCGCAGGTTCGAGTTGCCG